ATAACACAAATGTTGTGTCTTCTCTAATTTCTAAACCAAACTTATTAATTAATTCTCTTTCGCCACTAAAGCCTTCACTTGTTTCAACATACATTTCAATTAAATATGAATCATCAAATTTTGAAAGTGTGTCTTCGCCTAATATTAAATCTTGGTTGACTAAAGTACGAGGTAAATAATAGACATCATGTCCATATATTTTTAATCCCTCAATGATTAAATCTTCATGTAGTCTTTGCTCATTGGTATTGCCAATGCCGTTTCCGTTTTGAAAAAAGTGATTAACGGCCATGGCATTATCCTATCATCATTGCTGGATTTAATTCGAATGTGCTTCTAATTTCCGTTTCTAGTTTTTCAATATCTTGTAAAGCTTCGGAGTATATTTGTTGGCCATTAAGTGTAACACCGCCGACCATAGCAACACCGTTAAATTTACTTAAATTGGCACCCCATTGTTTTTTAAACAAGGCAGTTGTATATCTTTTTAGATATATGTCATTATAAACATCATTATAACTTTCTGGATCCAATTTTCTATAACATTCAATTACCAAATATTCGTCTGTTGTTAAATCGTTTGTCCAGTCCATATCAATGTATAATCTGTTATCGTGTTGGTTAAAACGAATTGGTTTTTCACCAACTAAAACATGGTCTAAGAAATCTAAGTGTCTTAAAACTAAATCGTAGTTAATAATTGAAGTAGATGAAAAATCATAAAGGTCATTTAATCTTAATTGATAACGAACATCAAATAGATTTAGATTACCTTTATCTGAAAATGGAAAAATATTGATTACTGAGATAACTGATTCTGGTACAACCAAAAAGTTATTGTCTTCGTACCATGTAGTTGATACTGAATTTTTTGTTGCTGTTTCTGAACTAGGATTAATTGCGGCCAACCGAGTCTTATCGGCTGAAGTCAACTTATATTTTAAGTATGTTCTTCTAATACCGTCATAGTGATATTGTGCGAAATATTGTAATGCCTCATCAATTCTGTCTTCTAGTTGGTCATCACTAGCATTGACTTCAATAACAGGCTTACCTAAATTTCGTAAGCAATATTGTTTTAATGTTTCTCTACTTGTTGGATTCGCCATAAAATTATTTATCCCTATCCTAAAGCTACTGCCTGTGCAATAGCAAATGGTTTAGTAGAAACTGATATGCCTCCTACCTGAACATCTGTGCTTGCATTTACTGTTCCAGAAAATGTACCATTGACAGCACTTGTTATAGAACCACTATTAATAGATAAGGTTCCATCTGTTAGAGTTGTAGCTGTTAAACTTGTGATACCTGAAAAAGTACCTGATAGTGTGTTTGTTGCACCATCAATTGTTTTATTTGTTAATGTATCTGTAGTGTCTTTTAATACTACTGTACCTGTCGCATTTGGTAATGTAATTGTTCTATCAGCAGTAGGGTCAACAACCGTTAATGTTGTTTCATTACCGTCAGCAGTAGAACCTTCAAAAGTAAATGAATTTGTAATATTAATAGTTGAAACATCTACAGTTGTTGTTGTGCCATTAACTGTTAAATTACCTGTAATAGTTGCATTACCGCCTACAGTTAATGCCCCTGAAACATCTAAACCTTCATTGATTTGAATTTGTGTGGAATCAGAAGTTGAAATACTTGTGCCAGAAATTTGAATGGCTGATGATTGTAATGCACTTGTGCCATTACCTAAAAGAATAGCATTGGCTGTATGAGTGACTGCACCTGTACCACCATCAACTACACCGATAAAATCGGCCGATTGATATTCGGCAAGACCTGTTACATCTGAACCGGTAAAGGTGGCTTTGACTGGTGTTTTAACTGCCATTAACTACTCCCTACGACTAAAGTTTCAACTGCTGAACCGTCAGCAATTGTAAATGGTATATATAAGTTTGTTAAAACTTCTCCTATAGTACCACTTGTTTGTAAATCTATATTTGAACTTGAACCATCTGCCTTTAAAAAAGGAATGGCAGCTGTTGATGCTGTACCAATTGTAACAGTATCCGTAGCACTATCTCCTGTAACTGTTACCAAACCTGATTGTGCAAGTGTTAGTGTATCAGTTGAACTATCAGCCGCTACAATAGTTGAACCATCTGGCATTGCAATATTTTTAAATATATCACCACCGCCACCAGGAATTGTAATTGTTTTTGTTGAACCTGAACCTGTAGCTGTTACACCTGAACCAACAAAATTTATAGTAGATGCCGCCGTTGTTAAATCTGAACCTTCATCTTGTACAGTTAATTGAGCCGCACCTGAAATTGTTAATGTATCACCACTTAAACTTGTAGTAACACCACCACTACCTGTAATTTTTAATGATTCACCTTGGTTAATATCTGTAGTTGTAGATGTATCATCAACAATAGTAAGTAAAGCACCTGAACTTTCTGCTAATTCTTTAATTGATATAACATCACCATTTACCGGTGCTGTACCAAAAGTTAGTGTGCCAGCTGAAACTGTAAAGTCTGTAGTAGGTCTTTGAAAAACACCATTAATAAAAACTAAAAATTCGTCTTTATCTTTACCACTTGTAACATTGTAATCAGTAGTCGAACCATCACCTGTGTAAGCTCTTACAACAGGATTATCATTATAGGTGTTTTGACCTTCAACTAATTCTTTAATTGTTACGGCATCGCCATTTGCCGGCGCTGTGCCAAAAGTTAATGTTGTTCCTGAAACTGTGAAATCTGTAGTTGGTCTTTGGAAAACACCATTGACAAATACTAAAATATTTTCAACATCTGCACCACTTGTTACTGTGTATGCAACAGTTGAACCGTCACCTGTATAACCTCTTACATCACCTGATAAGGGAGATGAACTATCTCCTGAAGAAGTACCACCACCAATTTCTTTGATTGTACCGTTATCATTAATATAAAACTTTTTGGCAGAGGTATCAATGGCCACTTCACCGTTAGCTATATCGCTAGTAGTCGGTGTATTCGTTCCTCGTTTTAATTTTATCTGAGTCGCCATTAATAATATCCTCTAAGACGACTTAATTAAAATGTGCCGCCGTCAATAGCCGTTACTGTTACTGCACCACTTGTTACTGTAAAGTTATCTGAACTGAATGATGCAACACCTTTATTAGATGTTGTTGCTAATTCACCAGCGATTACGATACCTGAACCTGAAACGGTTGCATCAATACCTTCACCACCAGTTACCCCTAAAGTTGAACCTAAACCAATTGAAACAGAAGTTGAACTATCATCTGAGAAAGTTATAGATGAATTTGCTAATTGGTTGTTTGCAACTGTTCCAGAAAGTGAACTTGCTGGATAGTTTGTTGCATCTGATAAATCAAATGCTGGAGTAGCATCTGTATCACCTAAGTTAAATGTGATACCACCAATTGCAATTGTAGAATTACTTAATTTCGCATTTGCAATTGAACCTGCTAACATAGCATTTGTAATACCTGAAGCCTTAACTTGTAAAGCATCACTTGAAATTTCAATTGAACTGTCATCTACTGCAACATCTAATTGATTACCTGTTTTAGTTAAGGCATCACCAGCACTAATCTGACCTGCGCCAGAGAATTGTGAGAATGTGATGTTTGTAGAACCAAAAGTTGGTGTACCATTGTGAGTTGCAACATAACCATTATCTGCGTTAGTAGAACCTGCTTCAACAAAGAAGAAAGTACCGCCAGTTAATTCAGCAGCTGTGTCAGCATCTGGACTTCTTGTTAATACGAAAGCCGTAGAACCGTCACCTACTGTAGTTACTTTATAGATACCGTTTTGTGTTTGTGTAGTTTGGTCTTTGACAAGAATTCTGTCATCAACACTTGGTGTTACACCATCAATTGATAATGCACCGTTTGAACCAGCAGTTAAAGTACCTGCACCGTTGTCGTATGTTGCTGATAAGTTAGCTGTTGTTGCTAACTGACAAGATTCTTTTACATCTAATCCGTTTACAACACCGTCAACATATGATTTGTTAGCCGCATCTGTATCAGCTGTAGGTGTTGCAACATTGATAATTCTATTCGAATTGACATCAACATTACCTGTACCATTAGCATCTAACACTAAATCACCATTTGAATCAGTTGATGAAATTGTATTACCGTCTAATGTAATGTTATCTACATCTAAAGAAGTGATACCATTTAAATCAGTTTGAGTTGAACCTAATGATACACTATCAGAACCGATTGTAATTGATGAATTTGCTAAGTGAACATTATCTATAGAACCATCAACATAATGTTCTGAGTCAATTTGGTCGTCTGCAATTTTAGCATTTGTAATTGCATCATTGGCAATTTTTGCTGTTGCAATAGAACCATCAACTAACTGAGAAGCATTGATTGTTTTATTTGTAAGTGTTTCTGTTCCTGCTAGAGTAGCAAAAGAACCATCTGATAATGCTGTATTAAATTCAGCAGTTGTACCTGTTAAAGTACCTTCTGATAAATCTAATGTTAAAGTGTTTGAAGCACTATCAATAGTTTTGTTAGTTAGTGTATCTGTTGAATCTTCAGTTACAACATTTGCATCTAAGTTGATTGAGATTGTATCACCAGAAGCTGCTGTTGTAATACCAGAACCACCTGTAATTTTAAGTGTGTCTGTTGCTAAACTAATTGTAGCCGCTGTTGAACTTTCATCAACGATTGTTAATGTTGTTGAGATTGAAGCAGAACCAGCTGCTGTTAATCTACCTTGTTGGTCAACTGTAAAAGTTGGAATAGATGTAGCAGAACCATAAGAACCTGGAGATACTGCTGTGTCATCTAAGTCAATTGAAATTTCATTATCTGTAACACTTGTTGTAATACCTGTGTCACCTGAAAATGTAATTGTTTCACCAGTCGATACAGAATCATTTGAACCAGTATCAGCAGCTATAGAGAGAGTTTGTGTTACTGTTCCAAAAGATAAGTTTCCTGAACCGTCTGTTTGTAAAAATTGACCAGAAGAACCATCGCCGTCTGGAAGAACAAATGTTGTTGTGCTTGTTACTGCATTAGGAGCTTTTAACGCAATATAATTTGAACCGTTATTTGTTCCTTCATTTAATTTTAATGAACCGCCTACAGTTGTTGAGTTACCTATATTGAGTGTATCAATTGCAAGGTTACTATCAACTGTTAAAGCTGAACTTGCTGTTAAAGTACCATCTACATGGTCTAGTTTATCTACGAAATATTGGCCACCTATGACTGTGACATTGTTTGCATAACCGTCACCGCCGACACCGCCTTCACCAATAAACAGTCTATCACCGTTATTGCCTTGCGTACCTGTTCCATAAGTATAAGCTAATTCACCAAGGTATAAGTCTGACGGAGCGGTAGTATTCGAACTTCTTTTTATTTGAATTACTGTTGACATTTCTTTTTAGCTCCTAAAAGTTTCCACCATTGAATATTAATGTACCTGTATTGGTATCAATGGTCGTTTTTGTTACAAATTTTTCACTACTTGCGTCATACTGTAACAAGGCTCCATCTTCCAATGTAGAAGCATTAACATCTGATAGGTTTCTCAACGAACTTGCACTTGTAACTGCTAGATTTGTACTAGGTACTTGTACAGAAACTTGTTGAGGACCTGCGGATGTTGTAGAATTTATATTAGCTCTAACACCACCAGTTTGGTTAATAACTGCTTTTACCATTAAATGGTTCCTCTCTCTTTTGTAATATTTATAACGAAAATGTATTGAGGAAGTCTAAACTTTTGGATTGACAGTAATAATACCTTCAATAACCCTTGTAACAGTACCAGATGATGTTTGCGTAATATAAACATCATACACATATCGTGCTGGTGCGTCTAAAGCTGTAGTTTGAGCAGCTGTAAGTGATAAGGTTATTACACCGGTAGTCGTATCGTCTGCGATAGCTGTGGTAATTGTTGTTGTAGATGAAGAACCATAAGCATCAGCCATAGTTGCTGACGCTGTGTAACCTGCTAAATCTACTGCATCTCCAGCAGAATTTGTTACCGTAACATCTGAACTAAAATTAGCGCCTTGGTCGATTCTAAGATTTGCTACTGCTGCCATTGAATTGTTTTATACCTTCTGCAATTTTTTCGTTGTAGTAATTTGTTAATACATCAATCTTTTCCAATTCAATTTCATGTCGCACTTTAGATGTTTGTAATTCTTGTCTAGCCGCAATAGTATTTCTAAGAGCTAATGGAAGAACATCTAAATCATAGTCTTTTCCATCAATCGTTATAACATTCTTTGGGGTTTCACTCATAATATCTCCTATTATTTATGTATATTTATATCAATTCATTGTATTGATATTGAAAGAACTTAATATATCTTTCTCAACGGCTCTGATATTAATATGAATAAATCTAAATGGTTCAATACCATGGTCAACTTGGTATGCGTGTGACATATATGCCGGGAACAACATCAACAGACCTGGTTTTGGTGTATAGTTTACAATATCTGAAGCAGATGTGGCCTTTGAAGCATCTTTCTCTTTTAATTTTAAAGGAACATGAGCCGTTCTAGGATCCTGAAACATTGGCCTTGATGTTTTATCTGAAGCCTTTAAAAAGAAAAAACCAGATACATGGTTATTTGAATGAGTATGAAACCAATGATGGCCTGCGCCATTAAATGAAAATTCTTGTACCCAACTTTCAGTATAAACTAATGAATACCTTTCTGTATCATAACCCATATCATCTAACATCCAACGAGCCTTTTTGGCCATATAGTCGTGGAAAAATCTGAAGTTTTGGTCTGGTTCTAATGGACTACTATGATAAGTTTGCCCAATATCATTTTTATAACCTACTTCTAATTTTTTTTTATTATTTTCTTCTTGGTCATCTCTGGCCTGTTTAATATATGGGTCACTAAACTTATTTAATTTATCTACCCACTCAGGCTTTTCTTCGTGGTAAACAGGAGATGCAAAGTATTCACTTTTAAACATTATTCATTTATCCTTTTCACTACAGCATCATGGTCTTCTAAAACTCTCCAAGTCTGACCAAATTGACTGTGAATTTGTGTTCCTATATTATCTTCACTTGGATAAGTTGATATAATAACATCTATATTTATCGTCAACGGTTTACCAAGATATGGCTGAGGAACATTGTCACCCTCTAAAATACTGCCATTTGTAAATGTTTTAAATTTACCTTTTGATTTTGCAATCTTCAATGGTTTCAAATCATTAAAATCTACTTCACTCATTTTATCTCCAATTCATATTCTTCTTTACCAAATTTTCCTCTAACATAGAAGTTAAAAGCTAGAGAATATCGTTCATCATTACTTTTATTTTTATCAACACTATGTTCTAAATGAGAAGGAAATAAAAGTATTTTACCCTCAGATACATCTATTGCATATTGTCCTGCATTGATATTATTTTCTTCATCATACTCAAAACGAATACTTTGATGAAATGTATTAGTATATATAGGATTCTTGTGGAACACTAGATTGCCACAATTTGGTTTTGTTTTTAAATAATATACACCACTTAGTAAACTACTTCCGTGACTATGTATTTGAGCATGGTCGCCTGGATTGTGTTTAACTGACCAAGAATTTTGTAAATAAAATTTAGCATTTTCTTTTAAGTTTAAATATTTTTTTACAAATA